AGTTTGTATTACTAAATTACCTGTACCTGCATCTTTTATGTATGAGTGAGATCCATCATGGTAGATTTTTAGGTCATCACTATCTCCAAGAGCAATTGTAGAAGTACTAGTACCATTACCATCTGATAAATCTATAAGTCCAGTTGCAACTAAATTGCCAGTTATTTGAGAACCCCAACTGGTTGTTTCAAGTTTTGTAGTTCCATTATGGTAAAGACTTACAGCTCCATCAGCAACCGCTTTAATCTGTACTTCATCATTGGCTTGATTTAAAACTCGAAAATCATCAGCTAAAACTCTAGTAATACCTGTAAAATTCTTTATAAAACTATCTGTACCATTGTGATATAGCTGTAGATCTGCTCCTGTACCTACCTTTATCTTGTTGTCATCCTCTACTTTTAAACTACCAGAAACAGTAGCACCATCTGAAGTTGTCTCAAGCTTCTTAGAGTTGTCGTAATAGAGTTCTACCCCTCCGTTATGACTACATGTTAGGTAGGTTTCGGTATCTGTCTTCGTTCTAAGTGCAATAGCATCGCCTTGCATCCGTAACCAACCTGATCCATTATCATTATGAACATATGAATCCGTTCCATCGTGGTAGAGTTGTAGATCATTGCCTGTTCCGAAAGTCGCTTTAGCACTATCAGCAAAGGTTAGTGAGCCTGAAGCCGTTACCCACTCTAAATTCTTACCACTACTACCCTGCATTTGGACATTGCCGTCTGATTTTAGGGTTAAACGATTACCACTATTAACTCTAAAATGTGTAGTTATTGCTCCTGTCTGCCAGTAATTGTCCGTTCCATCATGGTAAATCTCTAAGTCATTGCCTGTTCCCCAACGAGCCTTAACATCATCGTTGAAATCAACACCTGACGCACCACCAACACCAGCAGGGACAGCAGCCCAAACAGGATCAGCACCAGAGCCTTGTGTCTTTAAGAAATACCCACTCGTTCCAGCCGCTAATCTTTGATCTCCTGATCCATCCCTGTATAAAATATCTCCTTGTGTTGTTAAAGGTGTTGTGTATTGAGCAACAGCAGCCCAAGTTAAACCACCTGTATTTCCACTTTGAGCTTGAAGATAATAACCATTCGTAGGCGAGTTAGATACTTTTAAATTGGCTTCATCAACAACATTATCTGCAATCGTTAAAGCCGTAGCACCTGTTACTTCTCCAGTGTGAGTTGCGTTAGTAACCTTAGCCGTATTTGCGGCAACATCTGTAGCAATATCTATTCCATCAACTGTTCCTGAAACTGTGATATTCCCTGTTACATCAACACCAGCCGAAGTCGTTTCTAGTTTCTTTGAGTTGTCGTAAAATAATTCTACGGCTCCATCATGTATAAAGTTCGCATAAGTATCTCCATCATCTTTATCTCTAAAACGAATAGTATCGGCTTGAAGACGTAGTTCGTTTCCATTAACATCTATGATTTTAGACTGCGACCCATTGTGAAAAATTTCTAGATCCGACCCAGTTCCGACCAATAACTTCTTATTATCTCCTAGATGAATATGTTCTGAACTTGTCCAGGCATCAGTTGAATCAACCCAGTTCCAAGTTTTATCACCATCCGTTGAATCAATTGTTATTCCTGCACCATCAACAGCAGCATCATTTCCATTACCCTTCGCAATTTCAATATTTTTATCTTTTACAGTCAGGGTAGTTGTATCAATGGTTGTTGTAGTCCCGCTAACCGTAAGGTTTGCACTTAACGTGACATTTTGAGAGCTATCAACAGAGATAGCAGCCGTTCCACCTGTACTTAAAACAAGAGTATCCGAACCACCACTAATTCCTGAGTTTGTATCTGAGTTAAAGCTAAATGCTGGAGCAGCAGCAGTACCATCTGGAGCTTTACCTAAAACATTCGCATAAGTAATCTTTTTATTAACTTCAATACCACTAGCGTCAACATCAAGAATCGCAAAGGTATCCCCTGATGCTGGAGCCGTTAAGGCTGTAAATTCCGAGATTTTACGATTTGCCATTTATGTTTTGATGACGTACATCATTGCTATGTTACGAGGTCTTGTTTCAGCCCCACTACTGTTACTAACAGATACCGTTATTGTATGACTGTGATTACCGTTGTCATAGATTTTATTCGTATCTGCTCCCTGAGTAAATGCGGCACTATCAGCGTCACCAATAAAAGCCTTACTTGCTCCACTCCAGCCATCCTCATCACCTGCTCTATTTGATGCTTTAAATGCGTGGTTATGTGCTCCAGTTGATGAACTTGAACCTGTTGCACTGTGATTATGTGCTTTTGTTGCTTCTCCCTGAGAAGTAGCAATGGATCTCCCAGAGTCAGTGCCTTTACCATTATCAAAACCTCGAACAAACTCACCTCTTAAATCTGGAACGTTAAATGTTGAGCTTCCATTCCCTGCACCGTAAGCCGTTCCAATAACGGCAAACAAAGCCGAATAAGTTGTACGGCTAACTGCTGCACCATTGCATTCCAAGTAATCAGATGGAACAGTAGCAACTGCTATACAAAAAACAGCACCAGATGGAACACCTTGAACAGTTGAGAATGAAAGAGTACCCGAACCATTTGTCTGCAAAAATTGCCCATTCGAGCCATCGGAGGAGGGGAGCGTAAAAGTAAGATTTGAGCTAACAGTTGAAGCAGCTTGTAAGGCAACCCAATTGCTACTGTCTGAATCTGCCAGTCTTATATCTCCCTGTGCTTGGATTGTTAAACCGTTACTATCAACAACTGCTCTTTCCGTCCCAGCAGTAGATAAACCAATTGTATTTGCCGATTTGCGGTACATTCCAGTATCTGCATCCCCGTCAAAAGCAATTGCTGGGGTGCTTGCTCCTGACGCATCATCAGCCAAGATGACACCAGTCATCGTGCCACCTGATCTAAGCAATAAACCTAAATTATCTTCTCCAACATCACCGATTTCTCTAAAATTTGACCCGTCATAAACTTTTAATTTGTCATCACTAGATTTGCCGTAAAGCATGAACTTTACTGGATTACTAGGATCTGAACCGCCACTATTATTGGTTTTTACAGCATCAAGAATACTATTAATGTCTGCACGAACAACATTACCTGCGGCATTATCAACGGTGTAGTTTGTGACTTGCGACACTACGCTTTTACGTTTTGAACTATTCTATACCCCTTTGCCGAATCCTACAGCTTGATACGTGAAATTTCTATCAAGAACTGTTGAACCATTTAAGAATTTAACGGTAAAACCTGTGCCAGAGACACTTGTAATGGTAAAGAAATCACCAGAAGCCATGTTTTGTGCAGTAATACCAATTGAAGGCAAATAAGAATTAGCCCCACCAAGAGAAGCAGTACCAACAAAAAACGGTTTTGCAAATGTAATTGTTTTTCCTCCAGCATTTGTTCCTGACGCAATTGTTGTTGTACTTTGCTCTGTCCTTGATGGAAGAATTGCTGTGTAACCTAACTGCTGTACGTTGACATTTTGGTTCGTATTGGTTGTTAAAAGATTTGCTTTAAATTGAAATGCTCTCGCTTTAAATTCACCATTAGCAAAAACATTAAACGAACCATAACTAGAAGCATCAGTACTGGTTTTTACAAAAACTTGGCAATCAGTGTCATTCGCTGGATCACCATCAAAGTTAGAGACACTATCAAAATCAGTCCAAGAATCAATATTGTTACCAACCAAAACACCAAGACTTTGAATATGTCTTCTTAAGGTCAGTGTAAAAACACCACCTAAATCTAAAGTATCCGCAAATTCATAAGTACCTGTTTGATTTGCCGATGGATCTGTTAGTTGTAACGCTCCACTAGAGAAAGTGAGATTTGTTTTAGTCCCGCTAAACGGTGTTCCGAGTAAATCTTCTCGTTTTGTTAAAACTGCTAATTCTTGCCCTACATCTGGAAGATCAATAATAATACTTGTTTCACCTGCTGAAAAACGTCCTCCATCATCTTGGAATTTTAAAATATATTCACCTTCTAAAGCAGGTACAACAGCCTCGGAAGTGTTGCCAGCTAGGGCATTTACAAGATCAACTGAACCGGCAAACGTACCAGAGCCATCAGTTTTGTTGGAGTGCCTGACGTAAACGCGTCCACCATGTAAAACATCAGCATCGGTTGATTTATCCCATCTCAACCTCATTAAATTATTACCAACCGGCTCTGCTGTTAAATTTGCAACATCGGCTGGTAAAGCTGTTTTACCTTGAGCATTAAAGGTTGCGTTTAAAGAGGTAGGAGAAGTTTCTAATAATGCGTTAAAAGAAAATATTTGAAATTCATACGCTCCAGCTTCACTATTATCAATATGAATATCAGGTCTAAAAACAATCTGACTTTCATAGTTTCCATTTTCAAATCTGTATTGCACTAAATATTGATTAACCCCATTAACAGGAACCCAAGTAACAAATAATCTTGATATAGCAACACCATTTCTTACAACAGTTTTTTCTTCAAAATCAACAGAAGTAGGAGGAACTGCTGGTGCATTTAGTATTGATACGCTTCTCGCAGGTAAAGCTAATCCTTCTTCAATATTGGCGTATTTATTTGGCTTATAAGATAAAGCTGTAATTTTATAATTAATCCCACCCGCTTCTTCGACTGTTATCACTCTAAATTTTTGAGCTTCAATTGTGTCACTAACTAAGAACCATATCGAATTAACATTAGGTGCTTCAGATAAAGCAGAATCTAAACTAATGACTCCGTTAGTAATACTTAAAACGTTTTTTGTTTCGACAGAGTTATCAGGCATGACAACACTAAGCTTTTGATTTGCACCACCAAATGTTGATAAATCTTGAGTGTCGTCAACAGTAATTGCAGTTGTCGTTGCAGTATTTATACGCCCAGATCGCCTAGCACCACTGCGTACTGGATCATTAACATCTATAACTGCTCCAGGTCTAATTGATACTCCAGCATCAACAGATGTCGTAAAAGCAACGACCTCTGACTCGTTTTGCTCTGCAAAAAGTATTGCTTTTCCTAATCTTTGAGCTTGACCACGACTTGTGCAAGCAAACGCTTTTACATCTTTTTTAACAACACCTAGCTTTGTTTTTGCTGCGCTGTCTTCTACAACTTCATAATCTATTTCTCTTGAATCCATATTGTAATAACTAACAGCTACTACAGAATGTCTTGTTTTAAGTGACGATCCAGAATAAGAAAATCCTTCTTCAGTTACATTTGCAAGGCTGAATAAAAAACTGGCATCAGTAGGTTTATCTTGTGCAATTGTTATTGTTCCTGCACTCCAAATAGGCATACATCTCATCACTCCGCAAAGCTCTTCAATAACATTAAACGCTTCATTTGCAGATAAAATATTTACATTGCAGCTAAATCTTGCTTCCTGTCCTCCAAAACCGTCATCTACTAATGTGTTTGCAAATTTAGAAGCATCTACAAAGCTAAATAAATCTAAATTACTATCAGCAATATGATCACCTAACCCATATCTAGTCGTTGTAAGGAGATCAAGTAATACCATTGCAGGGCATGAACACCACTGCGCTGCACCCATTGTTCCATTAAAGATATAACCAGTTGGATATATAATACGACCTGTATTGCTATCGACAGTTGGCGTTCCAGATGATGATGCACCTGCACCTGGAATCCTTATTTTTACACCTCTTATTCTATATTTTCTATTTGGAATATTGCTTACTATTTTACTATCAAGAGTTAAAGCAGCATAAGCACTGTTAGCATAAGTTTGTTGATCATCAATCAACTCTTGCATTGACAAAACATTAAAAGAATTTTGTAAAGATGCACTTGTACTATCAGCAGTTACACGAACTACTTTTATATCAACAGGAAAAGCACCATCAATTGTTATTCTGTAATCTTTTGAATATGAATCACTGGTACGTCCAGTAATCGTATCTGAAATAACATCAGAATAACCACCTGAATTATATTGAACTTGTATTTTTAACTGAACACTAGCTCCTAACAAATCACCATTATCTTTTGCTTCTTGTAATTGCGGAAAGTTAATTGTAACTCGAACAGCATCAACAGTTGTTGTTGTAATTTGTTGAGTAACACCACCATTGGCAACAGTACAAGGTTTAGGAAATCCAGATATAGGACTTGATGATTGTTCTATTCCAGGGATATGTGTTTGATCAGACGTTCCAAAACGAGGGGTAAACGTTACATCTTGAAAGTTGTAATCTGTTGCTTGAGGACTGGCTGAATTTGCACCAGAATTAAGAATAGGAGTGTTATCTAGATAAACATCTTTTAATGCAGCAGTATTATATGTAGCTGTTCCTTTTGTCCTTCCTTCTTTGGATGCAGTAGCCCATCCCTCTATCTCCCCTTCACTGATTAAGTCCTGAAGAGTTACAAACTGACGACTATTTAAGGTGTCAGGTGCTCTCGTTGGTTTAGGTGGGCTTTTTTGCCCACCACCACCAGAACCTCGTATTATTTTTGTCATGCTGTCACCTGATCAGTCGTTAAGTTCATACTAATAACAGTTGAACCTGTAAATATCTCTCCATAAACAATTGGATGTGTTGTCCCTGCTCTGGATGTATTTGGCGTTCCACCAAAGTCAAAAGAGATACGTGGATCTTGGTCGTTTTCAAACTTCTCTGGCTTTGGAAGGGGGAACAGAAGTTCTGATACCCCACTTAAGGCCAGTCCTGCTCCGATGTATACCATTGCCTTGGATGCAAAACCAGCAGCACCAGCACCATAGGTGATACCTTTAGTCCAACCCGCAGCCGTTATTCCTCCTGGGACTGCAAAAGCCAACCCGATCAGTGCCGCACCAGCAAGTATCTTCCCTGTGCTTCCTCCAGCACCAGTAATTACAGGGACAATTTTAATCTCTTCTGCTACTGGATAATGAATTTCTTCTTCTCCTATGTCCGTTCCATCAGTTAAAACTTGATAATGCTGTTTATTCATGTGTGCCTCTAATTGAGGCCAATTCATAAATAAAAATCTTATAGAATCTCCAACACTATTTACATGAGCATCTAATTCGCTATGTCCTGTGATCTCTTTTAGATCACCATACAATTTAATTGTTTTCAACATACCGATACCTGCCTCCCGTACATTTTAGCAACCATTCAGAATAAGGTTCCTGACAACTTAAGCGATCTGCTAAATGATGTAAAACTTCCCCATTTAAAAAGATCGCAACATGATTCAACCCTTGACTCATAATTGACATAAACAATAAATCACCATTTTCTAATTTCTCTTTAGGCTCCAACAACCTAAAACCTGTTGCTTCTGCACAATCTTCAAACATTGGTTTTTCTAAAAACTCTTCAGGTGTTGTTGGCCGTTCCCAGTCCATTAATTCAATCCCTTTCTCTTCTCGATACCAGTCTCTAACTAAACTCCAGCAATCAGTAACACCCCAACACCACGGTCTGCCCTTTAACGCTGGTTTATATCCTGTTGGTTCGTAATAACCCCATTGTTCTGTTTTAGGATTAACAATATGCCAAGGTAATCCACCTGCTTCGCAGCTAACTTTATCTGCTTCACTTGCAACTGCTGGAGTAATTGGATGAGAGTGAATAACACTAATAATTTGTCCTAAACTATCAGCCTTGACATAATCTTCTGGGTCTAAAATAAAACATTGCTGAGAATAAGTTGATAAATTATGACAAGGATAATAAACTTTTTTGCCTTTAATGTTTAACAACAAACCAACAGATTCTTTAGGATCTTCTTCTTTTGCATGTTGTAAGGCTTTAACTCTCCAACCCATTAGACAAACGTACCAATAGAAGGGAATAAATCTCTAGTACATTGTCTCTTGGGTAATCTGATTCCTGCTAAATCACTAACACTTGCTAATTCAAACGTAACAACATCTCTATTCTCAGCCACTTTTCTATCTATATAATATATTTCTTTTGGAAATTCATTATTGGCAGCATTAGGATTACCAATTGTTTCTTGAGCAAACAAATCACTATCTTCTAAGGCAATATAATCTGTTGAATTTTCTTGAACAAAAAGACCATTAGATGCAAAATTTCCTGCATCTAAAAACTTAGCTAATGTTCTAATTCTTGTTACTTTTGCACCCGTTAAATCATTACCTGCTGTTATTAAATTAACCTCCAACATTACAGCACTAATTAAAGACAAAGCATTGCTAATTGTTATTTGTGGTCTAGGAAGTTGCCCTTTCTGAAAAGCAAAACCACTCGCCTCTACTGGATAACGTAAATACTCATTACTTTGCCAAATAACTTTTCCATTTAGATCTAAATTGCTACCCGCATGGAAACGGTATGTCATTGTTGTTTGACTGCCATGCAAAGTTGAATCTAATTCAAGTTCAAATAATTCAATAATTGCAGAAGGATTGCT